ATTAATTTTCCAGCCGCTACTTGAGCAAAACCTGTCATGATAACTAATACTTTTCTGTAATCAGTTAAAGCATAAGCAGATGCTTCTAAATTCAATGTTGTATTATTCCACTGTGCAGTATAAACTGAAGTAACCGCAGATGTAATAGAGCTAAATTGTCCTTTAGAATAATCATATAAACCTGGAGGGTCTAATGCTGGTTCGTTACCTTCGTAAAATCTATCGTAAAGGTCTCTACCTGTATTATAATCATATCCAGCGTTTGGTGAATCTGGACCATTTGGTGCTCCGTAAGGTGCGTAATGCGTACCTTGAGAACTACTTTCAAGACCACCTGTTTCGTAAGATTGAATGTTAGGTACAAAGTAGAATAATTTACCGATTGGTAAGTTCATTGCTTGTACTGAAACGATATCGTTTGCTAATAATTTAGAGAATACACGTCTAACAATTGGGAAAACCACAGTTTCAAATGCACCTGTATCAGATGTAGATGATGCTTCATTGATTAAAAATGATGCTTGGTTTTCGTAAAGTTGAGCTACGTTTTCTCTCATGTGACCTTTAAGACCTTCTAAAAAGCCTAATTTGTCCCATTTGTTGATTGTATCTTCTTTGATAACTTTAAGGTGCTTAAGACCGATGTTACCAACAAGACCTGATTCTAATAATGCTCCCATTTTAGTATTTGTTTTGTTTTTATTTTATTTTTGTCATCAAATCCTTCATTCTTAAGAATTGTGGATTTTCGTACGTTTTTGATTCAATTAAAGTTGTTGCTGAACCTGAAGACATTGTGTTATTAATTGTTTTCTCAACTGATTCATTAACTGTTTTAGTTTCTGTTTTTCCTAACTCATCTTTTAATGACTTGTAAAGATTTTTAGATTCTTTAAGAGTTTCAACATCGTCAAATCTTCTCAAGATATTGATTTTCTCTTTTTTAGTTGTTGAATGTTCTGTAAACAATCTTGTTGCGTAAGCTAAGTTTGAGTTGAATATAGCAACTTCATTAAGTTTTTCTCTGAAAACATTTAATGCTTTTCTATATTCTTCATTCTTTTCTCTTAACATTTTTACTTCAGCTTCAAGAGATTCTACTTTTACACCACTATTACTATAAACATAGTTTCTGTTATTAGTGATACCTTTTCTTAAACCTCTACCTTCTTTTGAACCATTACCATAAGTTCTTGCAGCTTCTTTAGTTTCTGCCTTCTTAACAACTTTTGATTTTCCTTCCATATTTGCTCCCTTCTTGTATTCAAACTTAGCCTTTCCAGTTCCCTTTGTAAGAGAATTTAGGACCATGACCAAGACCAACACCTTTAGGTTTTTTAACTGCTAATTTTTTTCCCTCTCCAACATATTGTGGGTTGTAAGATTCCTCCAAATCGTCTTCATCGTCAGACTCATCCATTTCCATTTCTTCAGACTCGTCCATTTCCATTTCTTCAGACTCATCCATTTCCATTTCATCAGACTCATCCATTTCCATTTCATCAGACTCATCCATTTCCATTTCGTCAGATTCATCTAATTCTTCGTCATCAGATTCGTTGAATTCAATTTCATAGACAACTTCATCCATGTCTTCTTCTTCATCCATTTCATAGTCTTTGTAGTGTCCGTCAACGTCACCCATTTTGTGACCGCCACGTCTTTTGAACTCGTGCTTTTTACTACCATACTCTTCTTCCATGTCTTCAGTTTCTTCCATTTCTCCACCACCGAAGATTGCGTTAATAACGTCTTCAGTTGATGCGTCTTGACTATCGTTAGAATCATCAAAATTTAAGTCCATGTTTTCTTTAATTTTCATTTTTTTTGTTTTTGATTTTTCCTTTGATTCGCCAAGCTTTACAAGATATTCTACGTCAGCGTCATTGTCTGTTAAGTGAACGTTTTCACCATCTTTTTTAACGATGATTCCATCTTCTTCACCCATAGCCTTGAACACCTTAAGAATTTCTTCGTCAGAAGCGTCTGTTAAATCTATTGGAGTTTCTTCGGAATCCATGTCCATATCAATGTCCATATCATCCACATTATCTGCGTCTAAATCAACGTCATCTTCAACATCAATGTCTGTATCCATTTCTGTGTCTACATCATCTTCTGCGTCATCTACGTCAATTTCAGCATCTAAGTCAACCTCATCTTGTTCAGAAAGAGATTCTTTTACTAATTGATTGATTTCTTCCTTCATAGTAGAAGCAAGTATTCCTTTTGCATTTTCGGCGATAGCTTCTTCAACATTTTTCATTTGAATAAGTGCCTCTTCAACTGGATTTTTTTTAGTTTCTTGCATGAAAATATTTAATTATTTAACTAATAAATAGTGTCAAAACATAAAAAAGTTGATTTTTTATATTTGAACAAATACTCTATTTTGATATTGTAAGTTTTGTAAAGTTTTTCCTGTTTGAGAATTCACCCAAGAAATAACATTATCATAAGTATCATAGATTATATATGATGACGTTGTACTTGTAACGTTATCCTTTAAAGTTAAATTATAAGACTCATTTGATGATGTGTTATTACCAATAAAATTTTGTTTTTGAATATTGATAGAACTGATAACATCGCCAGTCCCTTCAAGGTATGCAGCACAACTACTCCAAGTATTTCCGCTGACTAATTTATTTGAACCTATACCTGATATTTGTATTGAGCAATTGAATAACATATTTTTTAATTTACTATAAATATGTTCTTAAATAAAAAAAAGTGGTACAAGACCACTTTATTCAATTACTTCGTCAATTTTACTTTCCGAAACTGAGGTTATTCTCCAATCGTGAGTAAAGCCCTCATATCTTTTTGTGACTTTAGCTTCCACGTCTGTCACTGAAAAACCTTTAACAAGTTTCTCTTCTCTAATTTTTTTGATTTTACCAGAATTTTCATCAGGTAAATCATACTGAATTTTTGCTACAAAAAATTTTTCGTCCATAATATTATTTTCCCAAAAAATCGTTTAATTTTTTCATTAAGTCAAGTGACTTATCCATTGAACCTGATTGGGATTGTTGTTGTTGTTTATATTTTGTTTCTTCTTCTAAATTCTCCTCGTACTTGTTTCTATCATCAGGATTAGAAAATAAATAAGCACCTGGTGTTGATGGTGATGATACTAAGTCAAAACAAATTAATTCAAAATCATCTTGAACTTCATTTCTTTCTCCAACCTTTTTTAAGGAACCAACTCCTCTTGAGGAGACACCCATCGTAACACCTTGTCTCATTAAGTTAGCCGCTTGGTCACCTTTAGTTGACACAATACCTCTTTCATGAAATCCTGGTGATGTTAACAATTTAAGTTTACCCATCAAAATATTTTTATCCCACCATATATCAGTAATAATGTGAGATACTCTATCTAAGTCAATTAAAGAAGATTCAGGGTGATTTAATTCTGAAGTAGATAAACCTTTAGCAATTGCTTTCTTATAATTTTCAGCTTCTCTTTTCAAAATCCTTTCAGGATAAAATCTACCATTTCTATTTGGAGTATCGTATTTTTGTAAAACCGCATAAAATTCAAATGGATTTCTATAATCCATATTTGCAGCTTCTTTTAAAATGTCGGCATTAAGTCTATCTTTTGGGGATACATGACCAGCATCCATTTCAATTAGTATACCATGACCAATCTCGCTAGCCTCTAAAATTCTTAAATTTTTCATCTAATCTTTTATGATAAATATACGGTATTGATAAGTTTATTCTTTATTGTCTTTTTTAGAAATTGAAAATTCAAAATGTTTGTTTTCTACAATGTTGTTCTTAAAAATGTTTCGTACGATTTGTTTTACTGAATCTTTGATTTCATTTGATTTGAAATCTAATTCTGATATTGTAAAAAGATTCACCTCTAAGTTGAAAAAAGATTTTTTTCCATGGGATATTCCGCTTGTTCTTAAATCTAAATCAACAATACTTTTTTCTTGGAAAATTTTTTGATTGATTGAATTGAATACAGAATGTTTTATTTCTCTGTTTAAATTACCGACAATACGATTCCAATTTTCAGTGTCATATTTCGGTGTAATCCAAGATTGGATGTTAATATATACAGATTTTAGGTTTTTGGAATCAACTGTTCCATAGACTGATTTAATAGGATTGTATAAATTCAACTTTACACTTTTGCCTTTCTTCATTAATTTTCATTGTTATTATGTTTATTTTCATTAAAAAAATAACACATATAACCATCAATGTCAAAAATTTTTCAAGTTTTCAAGATATTTGTTTAATATGATAATAATAGAAATTAAAAATGGAGAGAATATTGAAAGAGCTCTCAAGACGCTTAAGTCAAAAGTTATTAAAACAAAACAGAATCAAAAACTTTTAGACAGAAAAGAATACACTAAACCTTCTGTAGTAAACAGAAAGAAAATTTTGAAGGCAATTTATATTCAGAAGAAAAAAATGTCTTAAATTGATTCTTCTAAATTTTTAAGTTTTAAGAAATTAACTTGGTCAAACTTTTCAGTCTTAAGTCTATCTATTGTTTCAGAAATTTTTGTTTTCAACTCAAACTCCTCTTCTTTGTCTAAAATAGACTGCAATTTAGTAATAGTACTTTCTTTTAAAGTTTCAAACTTTGTTTCAAGGGATTTAGAATCTTCAGAAATTAATTGAAAAAATTCTTTTTTAGTATTTTCATCTAAAGTTTCAATATAAGTTCTTAAAGTTTGATTCGCAATATTAACCATAGATTTAATTGGTATATTGATTGACTCTTTCACTGTTTTTGAATTAGATGTTAAAACAGAAATGATATTTCTTTTTGATTGAATTCTTTCATGAAGATTTAATTTGTTAGTATAAACTAACGTATCAATATCAGAGTATTTGTTTTCGGCTGATTCTTCCAAAGTTTTTTGAAGTTTA